CCATGCTTTTATAAACTCGAGTATGTTGAGTGGAAAGACAGAGGAGAAGGTCTAGGTGCCCCAGTGGCAATCTATCCATCTTCATCTGATATCATGTCCAAAACAAAACCAGATGCAAATTATAAAGATAGATTACCTAATGGTAATTACATCGAAAAAACTGCATCGCATTTTGTGATTATCCTAGGTGGTAGTCCCTCAACAGCATTAATTTCTATGACTCGTACTCAATTAAAAATTAGTAGGAAATGGAACTCAATGATGAGTGGTTTAAAACTAAAAGGTGGAGATGGATTATTTACTCCAGCATCTTTTAGCCATATTTACAAACTAAAAACAACTCAATTGTCTAATGATAAAGGCACTTGGTTTGGTTGGGAAGTGAGTAAGGTGGGACCAGTCACTGATAGTTCGCTCTATCAACAAGCCAAAACGTTTTCTGAAAACATTTCAAAAGGAAATGTTCGAGCAAAACATGGCGAGGAAAAACCGAAAGATCAAGGCATTATCTAATTCTCTAAGAGAATGGGCGCACCGTGTGGGCCTAGAGGGAGACTGAAGGGCCCACACAGGATAAAGTCATGAATAAAAGATATATAGAATATTTTGATGGTTATCGTGCTGCTTACGGGTTAGCTGACTTTGAACATGAAGAAGCAATAGTAGATCCAGAAAGCGGAAAGAAGAAACCGGTATACAGATGGAATTACGAACCTCTAACTGAAAAAGTTTATCAGGCTCATATAGAAGGTAAAATTTCAATTGGAATACAGCCGTGTAACGAAAGTAAAGAGTCAAGACTTGGTGTCATAGATGTTGATCCAAAAGATTATATAAATTTCGATAAAAAATTTTTCATAGATAAGATACAAGAATTTGATTTACCACTAATACCTGTGGAATCTAAAAGTGGGGGATTACACCTTTGGTTATTTATAGATAGTTTTGTAAGTGCAAAAGAGATAGTATCTTTTTTGACTAACTTACTCCCTTTATTTAAGTTAAAGCCTGATAATGAAATATTTCCTAAACAAACAGAATTATCGAAAGACGGAGAGAATGGAAAATTAAAGCCGGGACAATTCATTAATTTACCCTACTATGGCGGAGAAAGAAAAGGATTAAATATAGATGGTACACCATTTGAATTAGACCAATTTTTACAGGTTGTAGAAGCTAATTTAATTTCAAAAGATGAATTAGATACGATTACAGAAAATATAGATAAAAAAATATATCAAGGAGTCAATGAAGATTTTATTGATGGTCCTCCTTGTCTAGCCTCAATTTCTAAGGAATCTAAGGAAAAAACTTTTGATGGTAAAGATAGGTTTATGTATAATTACCATGTCCTAGCTAAAATGAAGTTTCCAGATACCTGGGAGGATAAAGTTAAAAATGCACCAGTAAAATATTTTGAAGAGATACATGGCAACGCCTGGAACGATCAAAAGTTAAAAGGAAAAGTAAGGTCCTGGACAAAATCAGAAAAAGGCTATACTTGCACGCAAGACCCTCTTGTTAATTTCTGTAAAAAAGGAATTTGCGTTAAGAAAAAATTCGGAATTTTAGCAGGCTCTAAAGGATCTTATCCTGTTCTGACTAATCTAAGAAAGATAGAAATTTTTGAAGAACCCGAATATGAATTCGATGTAATTAAGCCTGATGGAATCAGTAAAGTAACAGTGTTCTGTAAGTCTGTAGAGCAACTAAATGATCGGACAGGTAGACGAAATGCTATATCCAAAGCTGCCGGGTTTTTCGCACCGCATATAAGTACCACACAAGAACAACTAATTATGGATGCTTTGTACGACACCCAGCAGTCAGTTCAGCCGCCTATCGGAACATCTCCTAAAGAAAAATTACATGATGTTTTACATACTAAAATTAATGGACCAAAGGCAACCAACGATGCCGCATTTAAAACTGGTTCAGTTTTGATTGAAGAAGGATACGCATTTTTTAAATTTGATAAATTTTATGACAGATTAAAAGCTAAAGATTGGAAATATAAAGAAGAGAAAACAGGTAGGATGATGGAATCAATATATAAGAGCTGTGATGTAAAATTCCTGGATCAAAAAAGATTCCCCGCTAAAGAGAGAGGAAAATACACCGCCTCAGTCAAAAATGTAGTTCAAATAAATATAAAAAATTTTGAAGAAGTACCAATTCATCATACTAAAATACAACATAAAACGGAGATAATGTGATTAGTCGTAAAATATACGGGCCTCCGGGAACAGGGAAAACAACCAAGCTTATTAAATATGCAAAAACTTTTTATAAACTGGGAACACCTCTGGATAAGATTGGTTATTTTGCTTTCACTACTAAAGCAGCTACTGAAGCCATCAACAGGATGTTAGACGCACATAAACATTTGCAGAAAAAGAATTTAAAACACTTCAGAACATTACACTCACTGGCTTTCTGGAGATTAGGTATGAGAAAAAGTGAAGTAATGCAGGACGAACATTATGAAGACATAGGAAGAAGTTTAGGAATAGAGGTTACAGTTTATTCCAACGGTCAAGAAAGTACAGGATTTGTAGATTCCAACAATGAATACTTTAACTTAATAAATGCAGCCAGAATAAAAGAGTCCTCAATTGAAGAAGAATACAATACAGGAATGTACTCACCTAACATAGACAAACAAATATTAAATATTCTTAAAGAAGAATTAGATAACTACAAAGAATCTTTTAAGCTTAAAGATTATACAGATATGATCGAAAGATTTAATGTGGCAGAATTGTGTCCAAAATATGACGTAGTTTTTATTGATGAAGCCCAGGATTTGTCCCCAATACAGTGGAAAATGGTAGACATTATACGTAAAAATTCCAAATATACTATACTAGCGGGCGACGACGATCAAGCAATTTATGGCTGGGCTGGTGCGGATGTTAAAAAATTTCAAAATATAAAATCAGCAAAAGATATTGTTCTACCATATTCTTACCGGGTTCCTAGAGAAGTACAACATATAGCAAATAAAATTTTAGATAGGATTCCTGACGAAAGAAGGGTTAAGAAAAGCTGGGAAGCGAAAGATAAAGAAGGATATGTGGGCTACATTACATCTATTGAGGATGCTCCCCTATACGATAAAGACTGGCTCGTCCTAGCCAGAACCAATGACAGATTAGAAAAAATTAAACCTATTCTAAGAGAGATGGGTATTTATTTTCAATTCAAAGGACGCAAAAGTTTTAGGTCCTCGTTGTTTAATAGTATTTTAAATTACAACAGATGGCAAAATAAAAATGATCTTTTATCACTAAGCGAAGTAAAAGATGTACTTGAGTGTGTTCCTTGTGACAATTTTGGAGTGAAGGAAGAAAGACTTTATGATTTAAAAGAATTTGGGTTCAGCCATACTCAAAGATGGTTTGACATATTTACAACAGATCCAGAGGAATGTTTATATATAAGAGAAATGTTGAGACAGGAAGAAAAATTAAAGGGGAATGCGAGAGTACAATTATCCACAATACATTCTGCAAAAGGTGGGGAAGCTACGAATGTTTTATTAGTTTTAGATAATACAAAAACTATCAGAGAAGCAATCGAAAGAAGTTTTGAAAAAGCTGATGAAGAGAACCGAGTCTGGTACGTAGGAGTCACAAGAACTTCACAAAACTTATATGTTATGACAGCTAAAAAGGAGGCTAATGGATACGACATCGAAAGTTTGGGATAAACAAATCGGAGGACAACATTATCAGAAATTTAAAATTCAACCTAGTGAATTTGTAGTTAAGAATGAGTTGCTTTTTCCTGAAGGGTGCGCTATAAAATATATATGCCGGCACCGGTTGAAAGGAAAAAGACAGGACTTGGAAAAAGCTATTCACTTTATTGAAATGGTTATCGAAAGAGACTATGGAGATGAAGCAGAAAAAAGTCAAACCTTTGAACCTAAAATAAAACAATGAAAATACCTAAATTTGAAGCCCAGACAGAATGGGTAAAACCAATAGAATTTCCCGACCTAAGAAAAATAGATGAAATTGCAATTGACCTGGAAACAAAAGACCCAGACCTAATTAAAAAAGGATCGGGTTCTATAATTGGTAATGGTGAAGTAATTGGTATTGCGGTTGCAACAAAACATTACAAAGGATATTTTCCAATAGCCCACGAAGGCGGCGGAAACATGGATAAATCAAGGGTTTTATTATGGTTAAAAGATATATTAGAGGCACCGTCAACAAAAATTTTTCACAACGCTATCTATGACGTATGTTGGTTAAAAGCTATGGGCTTTAAAATAAATGGTGATATAGCATGTACAATGATTGCTGCAGCAGTAACAGACGAGAATAGATTTCGTTATGATCTCAATAGTTTATCGTGGAAGTATTTAGGTTATGGTAAGAATGAAGCAGCGTTAGCAGAAGCTGCATCTGGATGGGGCATTAACCCAAAATCTGAAATGTATAAATTACCGGCTATGCATGTTGGTGCATATGCAGAACGAGATGCTGAAGTTACTTTAGGACTTTGGCAAGAAATGAAAAAAGAAATTATTAACCAGGACTTAGAGGATATATTTGATTTAGAGTCTGATTTATTTCCATGTCTAGTCGACATGAGATTTAAAGGAGTAAGAGTAGATGTAGAACGAGCAAACACAATGAAGAAAGAAATGAAAACATCTGAACAAGAATTACTGCATAAAATAAAAATGGAAACTAATATTGATACACAGATATGGGCAGCAAGAAGTATTGCGGATGTATTTGATATGTTAAGATTAGAGTATCCTCGTACAGAAAAAACTGAAGCACCATCATTCACTAAAAATTTTTTACAAGAACATAAACATCCCGTTGTAAATATGATTGCTAAAGCAAGAGAGATTAATAAAGCTCATACAACTTTTATAGATTCTATTTTACGGTATGAACATAAAGGAAGAATACATGCAGAAATAAATCAACTTAGAAATGCAGGAGGAGGAACGGTAACTGGAAGATTTTCTTATCAGAATCCTAACCTCCAGCAAATTCCTGCACGGAACAAGGATCTGGGACCTAAGATAAGAAGTTTATTTATTCCTGAAGAAGGACATAAGTGGGGTTGTTTTGACTATTCTCAGCAAGAACCAAGACTCGTTGTGCATTATGCGTCATTATATAAACTACCTTCAGTCTATGATGTGATTGATGCATACACAAATGATTCTAGCGCAGACTTTCACCAGACTGTAGCTGATATGGCAGAGATACCTAGATCACAAGCTAAAACAATTAACCTTGGTCTATTCTATGGAATGGGAAAAGCAAAACTTCAAGCAGAACTAGGAGTAACTAAAGAAAAAGCAGCTGATTTATTTAATCAGTATCATGCTAAAGTTCCATTTGTTAAACAGCTAATGGAAAAAGCTTCAAACAGGGCGCAGGATAGAGGACAAATAAGAACTCTACTTGGCAGATTATGTAGGTTTCATTTATGGGAACCAAATAGTTTTGGTATGCATAAAGCTATGATGCATGAAGATGCACTCAGGGAACATGGACCGGGCATTAGAAGAGCTTACACATACAAAGCACTTAATAAATTAATTCAGGGGTCTGCTGCAGACATGACTAAAAAATCTATGTTAGAATTGTATAAAGAAGGCATAGTAGCGCACATCCAAATCCACGATGAACTAGATTTATCAATAGAATCAAGCAAGAAAGAAAAAGAAGTTCAAAAAATCGTTGAGATTATGGAGAATGCTGTTACACTTGAAGTTCCTAACAAAGTAGATTATGAGTTTGGGTCTAATTGGGGGGATATTTATGATTAACCAGGAGGAAAATATGGAAACAATAAAGCAACACGCTAAAAGATTATGGACATTAGCTGTCACTAATAAAAAAGTTACTATTGGTGTAGTTATTGCTGTATTTATATTATACGAACTAGCAACTAAATAAGGAATAAGATGAATAAGTGTAAGCAATGTAACCACGACTGTCATTGTAGCGGCAATCTTCATGCAGATGAATATGGAACCTGCGCATGTAAAAAATGTGAATGTAAACCTAAAGAAGAAGGTTTAGT